ACCGGTTACGGCGATGGCCTGACCACTGGTGGTACCTGATTTGATTGTGCTCATCTTAGATCACTACCCACCGAGCGCCTGATGAAACCGTCACTGCCATCCCTGAGGGGACTGTGATGGGTCCAACAGACATAGCGTTCTGTCCTGAAACAACCGTATAGCTCTCAATAAGCGTGTTGTCGCTGATGAAAAAGCTGTTTGATGCGTTGAACGCTTTCGATTTCAAAATCCCGCTGAGCGGATTGAACGTGTAGTTCGGGCTGCTCGTGTAGACCGTGATAGCAGCGCCAGACGTGGCGTCAGCGAAGATCGGGAAACGTGTGCCATTCGTGGTCGTATCGTTGCTGAGCGTGGCACCAGACGGCCCCGGCGTGGTCGACACCCACGTCGTGCCGTTCGACTGCAGGATGTTCCCGTTAGCGCCCGGCGCAACCGTCTGAACCGCGCTGGTGCCGTTACCAAGGATGACGTTGTTGAGCGTCAGCGTGGAAGCGCCCGTACCGCCGTTAGCGACCGGCAGAATACCGGAAACCCCAGAGGTAAGCGGAACGAAGCTCCAGCTTGCGGACGTGCCGTCGGTCGTGATGAACTTACCAGCGTTGCCTGCCTGACCCGGAAGGGCGACAGAGAACGCGGTACTGACGACGAAGGCGGTCGTTGCGATCTGCGTGGTGTTCGTGCCGGCGACGGCAGTCGGAGCCGTGGGCGTACCGGTGAGCGCCGGGTTTGCGCTGAGGGCGACCGTTAAGCCGGTGCCGCTCGTGCTGTAAGAGGTGCCCCATGCCGTGCCGGTGGAGTACGCGATGCCGACGCCCGGAAACGTGTCAGGGCCCGTACCGGAAATCGTAATCGAGCCAGTGCCGTTCGTAATCGAGATGCCTGCGCCAGCGGTCAGCGTCGCCTTGGTCAGCGTGTTGCCGGTAGTGTTGCCGATAAGCAACTGTCCGTTCGTGTAGCTCGTCTGGCCAGTGCCACCCTGAACCACGCTGATTGGCGTCGTAAGGCCCGAGAGGGACGTAATGTCACTGTTGGCGCCCGATGCAGCCGCGCCAATGGACGCGCGCGCCACGGCAGCGTTGACGGCGGTAAAGATCCCGATACCCAGCGACGTGCCGCCGAGATTGATAAGCGCCGTCCCGGCAGTGGTGGCGCCGGTACCGCCCTGAGCGATGGCGATTGGCGTCGACAGGTTGTTCGTGTCAGCCTCGACGACGTTCGTGCCGTCGCAGTACAGGATAGCCGCGCCGTTTTGAACGACAGTGACGCCGGTGCCGGCAGCGGTCTTAACGGTGAGCGTGTAGCTTCCGGTCGTCGTGTTGCGGACCCAGTATTGCTGGATCGTGTTCGGCACGATGATCTGCATGTTCGCGATCAGGACGCCGCTGAACTGATAGGCCACACGGTTCAGGTTGGTGCCCGAGAGCGTGTAGGGGCTGGGCTGACCGGTCAGGCTGATCGACACATAGTCGAACGCGAACGCCGCGCTCTGGCCGTAGCCAATTGTGTAGAAGCTGGTGCCGTCAGTCAGGATCCGCGCGCTATCACCCGGGTTGAACACCAGAGACGCTTGGCCGTTGATCAGTTCGCCGCCCGCAGGAGCGATGGTCAGACCGCCTGAGCCGGAGTTGCGCGCGTCGAAAAACCAGTCGTTTCCGACCGCAGCTGCCGACGGCATCGTGAACGTGCCAGCGCCGCCGTTCCACACGAGGACGCGAGCGCGGTCTGAGGACGTGAGCGTATAGCTTGCTGACAGCAGCGTCGTCGGCGCAGCCTGATTCAGCGTCGTCGTGATGGCCTTGAGGCCAGCCCCAGCCAGCGCACTCGCGGACGGAGAGGACGTGCCGGCGCCGTATTCAATCGCGCGCCATGTGCCGTTTACGGTCGAGTTGCCGGTGAGGTAGATCTGCCACGCTTCGCCGGAGGCAATCGTTTGGATCGTGTTGCCGCTGTTGTCAGCGACCGTGAACGAGAACGCGCCGACATTGAAGAACAGCGCCGTCTCACCGACCGAAGCCTGCGAAGCGTCGGGCATGCGGATTGTAAGGCTGCCCACAGACGGCGTGACGTCCATGATGGAGGCAACGACGTTGGTGTTGGTGGCGACTTCAGTCGGCCACGTCAGCGTTACGTTGGCAGTCAGCGCGATGGCGCGATAGCTGACGTTCGCAGCGTAAATGTTTGTACCGCCGAAAGTGTTTGTGAAACTGGGCACCTTTAATCCTCCCTGCGGATGATGCCACGATCAGCAATCTGGCGGATATCTTCGCCGTTCAGCGCGGCGACGGATCGGTCGTAGAATCCTTGCCAGATCGGGATGATCTCTTCGTTCTTGAGGAACGGGGCGGCCTCCATAAGCGAGGCGTAGAGCAAGGCGTTTGGCGCGTATTCCGTGAACCAGTTCGTTTGAACGTCGTCACCGAGAAGCGGCGGCAGTTCATAATAGATCAGTTCGTAAGGGAACGGGGCGTTCGGTGTAGGCGCGAAGAACCAGTGCGAATAATCATAATCAGCATAAAACCTCGGCGTCCCGGTCAGCGTCTGGTTCGGCCAGTACTGGCGCATATATTCATACGCGCGCGGGAAGACTTCCTGCGTGGTATTGTAGCCGGTGCCGGTGCCAACACGGATGCTGACGGTTTCGCGCCAGCGGTCGGGCTTGGGGTAGGTAGGCTCTCCCACAGTCATGGTCGATGAGACGACGGTGACGGTGCCTTGGATCTTCAGTTCCCGGGCGAGGCGGCGCTCAGCGAGGCCGATCAGGCTGGGAAGCTGGAGGTAGACCGAAGGATCCGTCGCAAGCGTTGCCCCGCGCTCCAGATAGTTCCGGAGGTCGTTCAGCAAGCTGGTATAGGTCATCGCCGTGGCCATAGCGAAACCCTACATCAATTCAGCGACTGCTGCAATTAAGGCTGCAACGGCTGCGAACGCAATCACGCCTTTGTTTTTCACGTTCATCAGCTTCTCCATCAGCGAGCGCTGAGGCGGGTGGGGGTCGCCGATCACACCCTTGGTGACCTTGTTGACGACAATCTTCTCGGCTTCTTTCTTGGCGGCATTGAGCGCCATTTTCTTCAGGTCCATGATAATCTCCTTAGAGCCAGTTAGCGAACTTCTTCGTCTTCGCCTCGCGGTCGTCGAGACCATGCGTGCCGCCGTTGATGCGCTTGGTTAAAGCGAGGATGGCGGCGTCGTTGATGCCTTGGTCGCAGATGGACCAGAGTTTATTCTTGTCAAAGAACCACAGCGCCGACTCGAAGCAAAGCTCAGTCGCCACCAGCCCCGGGTTCTCCATCACGTCCGGGCGGTCGATGTAGTCCGCAAACGCCTGATAGTTCGACTTACCCGTCAGCTGCAGCGCGCCGCGACCGCGGTATTTCCAGCCGTCACCGGACGCCTCGACGCCGTTGCCCATGCGACTGGCATAGACGCGGTTGGCGATCTTCTGCGGCTGGCGCTCATACGCCTTGGCCATAGCTTCCGTGGGGAAGTACTTGCCGAAGATGCCGCGCAGGCCCTTCGCGCCGTAGTTCAGGTTCTCGCTGAACGCCGTGAAGTTCCCTGACTCGTGCGCCGTCTGGGCAAAGAAGTGCGCCGCGCGGTTTTTGTTCAGCTTGTAGTAGGCGGCGGCGGCCTTAAACGTGCCCGGACCGAATACGCCATCAGCCGTGACGCCGATCTTCTGCTGGAGAGTTACAAGGCTCATTTCTTGTTCCACAGATCAAAGAGCGCCTTGACCTTCTCCTCAACCACAGCGAGGCGAACGTCCATCTTGGCGAGGATAATCACCAGCGAAATGAACGCCAGAACAATCGGCCAAAGCTGGCCGATCAGTTCAACGGTGGAGAGATTGCCAGCCATTACCGCCCCGCGCTTCGCCAATCTGGGAAGTCGTTTTCGTCCACCACGCCGTCGCCGTTAGCGTCATAGCGCAGGTCGTTGCGATACTTTTCCCACGGAGCCATGTCATCATCGTCTTCGTCGGCCTCAGGCTCCGGGGCAGCAGCCATAGGCTCAGGCTCAGGCGCCGGCAGGGGCTCAGGTTCGACCGGAGTCGGCTCCGCTGGCTTTGCGTCACGCGCATTGGCGTTAAGGCTCAGGCCACCCAGCAGGCCGACGAACGCACCGACGATGGTGTTGAACGCGGGTCCGATGATCTCGAAGACCTTCTCGCTGCTCACAATCTCGTTTGAGACGAACATGCCAGCGACCATAGCGATGACGACGACGAGGATGACCGCCGCAAGCGTCATGACCGCCGTGCGGATCGTGAACTCAATCGTGTCCTCAATGCCCTCGCGGCTACTTTCGAAGCGATCCCAGAAGCTCACAGGGCTCCCCTTCAGTTAGGTTATCGGTCAGCCACCTGTTGCAGACGATCTTCAATCCGCCTCAGGTGAGTGATCATTTCATCAAACCGGCGGTCGATCAACTGGAAGCGCTCATCGCCAAACTGCAGACGCGTCTCCAGCTTCGTCAGCCGGTTGCTCAGCGTCGTCCATACACCGATCAAACCACCAACAAATGTCAGTACGGTTACGATTGTGTTGATGTCGACCATCATTATCGCAAGTTCCGCAGCTTGTAGATGGCCGAGAGATACACCGCCGTGAGGGTGTCGATCAGATTCCCAACGGCGCGGTTGCCCTTGGAAATCTTTTCGTGATTCGCCTCGATCCACTGAGCGTCGGCCTCTAGGCACTTCAGGCTGTCGCTCATGGTCTGCTCAGGAGCCGGGATGGCGCCGATCAGCGAGAAGGCCCCCTGATACGCCTCGACCAGCGGGTCGATGGTGTCGATCACGCCGTCGTAGAATTCGCCCAGAGCCATGTGCTTGGCGAAGCTGCCTTCGCCCTTGGCACGCCAATGCTCGAAGTGCGCCAGATTGCGTGCGTAAAACACGCGGCTGATGAGTTCCTCGATCATCAGGCGATTCGCATTGCAGGGCAGAGAATCGACGGAATCGCCGGAGCAATGGCGCCAGCGGCGAGGTGCTCAACTGTTACGGCAACGTTCCCCGGAAGCCACATGATCTCAATGTATTGACCCGCCGTGACAGTATCAAAGAAACTCAGGCTAAACATGCCGGAGCCACCTTCGGATGTCTTTGGAATGGTAATGATTGTGGCAGAGTTGGCGATGTTCGTGCCGTTCTTACGGAACCAGACGGTGACGGTGTGATCTGCACCGGCTGAGTTAACAAACTGAATCGACGGCGCGAGCATGTACGTGCCAGCAACAGCAAACGTAATCTGCGTGCTGGCAACGACGCTGATGCCAGTACCGGTCAGGTCGGTGTTAAACGTAATTGCGGTCCCCGCCGACACGTTACCCGTCTGATCCACAGAGCTAGACGGCTGAGCAAACGCGCGCCCCGCCAGATCCAAGAACGGGATCGTCGCAGCCGCCGTCATCGCCGACGTGCCGTTGCCCTTGACGTAGCCCGTGAGCGTTGCCGCGCCGGTGCCGCCAGTTGCGACCGTGCGGACGTTCGTTGCCGTCGCCGCGATGTCAGAGGCTGCCACCTTGCGGCTGAAGCTGCTCTGGACGATCTCCAGCAGTTCGGTCCCCGCGAGCGGGGTGGTGGCTGCTGTAAGGTCAGGGATCTTTACGTTAGCCATTATGCCAATCCGTATAGCTGATTCAGGTAAAGCGAGAAAGCGTTAGCAGCGACCTCCTGAGCATCCGTCTGAGCGTCCTGCGAATCGGGACGAGGATTCCTCACCGGCACAGGATCGGGACGCAGGAGCAGGCGGCTGAAATAGGGCTGCGGGACATCGTCGCACGAGGCGCAGACGTAGAGCTTCAGCCCCACCGGGGTCGAGCCGCCGCGATAGTCCTTCTTCTCCCGGAGATGAGTGTGCTGCACGAGGAAGCCGCAGCCATCGCATATCGCGATAGCTCTCGGATCCTTGGCATCGAACTCGGGCCCGGTCCGATGCTTCTTTCCCCGTCCATATGCGTACTGCATCAGTAGCCTCCGGTGGGATCAATGGTGATGCGGAGCGGCACCCTTTCACGGTCTTCAGCAGCTGCACGATCATAGGCGCCATCGGCAAGGCCCTGAAGGAACTGTAGGCGGTCAGGCGCAAACTTCACAGCGAGCTTCGCAGCGAGGCCGGCAGCGATTGCCTCCATCCAGCGGTTCGGAGCATCCATGCTATCCGTGAACGCGCCAGCGTCCTCCTGCACCTTCATGCGGTGATAGAAGAGCGTGACGCCTGCGCTCTGCGGCGCCTGCCAGATGTAGATGCGTGGCGTGATCGTGCGCTCAAAATAATACTGGAACGGGCGCTGACCAAGCTGTGCCTTGTTCGGGATGGCATCGTATTCAGCGCGGCTGATCGGCGACATCATCAGGTCAGTGGCCTGAGCGCCTGACATCGTGCGCGTATAGACCTGAAGCAGCGAGACCGTGCGTGGCTGCAGATCGTAGTAAAGCGTGCCCGGGGTCAGCACAATCGACTGCAGATCCACGGCCCACAGGTTCGGGCCATTGTTCGCCCAGTCGGAGAACATGTAATTGATCGAGCGACGGGCGCTGTCGATGTCGTTGGAAGCCAGCGACGAGGGGTTCCGCCCCACGCGTTCGTAGGCTTCCGTGATGATATCGATCTGTTCGGTCGTGCCGAAATTATATGTGCCCGAAGTGGTCATCGGAACCTCGCCGCCTTTTTGGCGATGGCTTTGGGCTGAGCGACAAACTGCTTACCCGCCTTTTTGCCTTCGCGCTTGGCCTTAGTCGTAGCAGCATATTCGCTCGGAGTCAGCGATTTAATCGCCGCCGCGGGGAGATACCGCTCGCCAGTCTTGCTCGACGGCTTGCCGGACTTCGTCGTCCACTTCTGATCAGTCCAGTCCTTGAGAGACTGCTGAGGCTTTCTAATCGGCATAACCGCCGCCTTTGGCTTTATATTCCTTGGCCAAAAGCTGCGCCTTGCGCGCGGACCATTGCCCCGCCTTGGTGCCGTGGGTCTCTCGGCCCTTGATGCTGTTAAACAAACGCTCGCGGAGACCGGGCTTGGTGTAGTTCCCGGCCTCATTCACACGCGATTGTTTGCGGCCACGCATTACTCGACCTTGGCTTCCGGCTCAGCTTCGACGACGGGCGCCGGAGCCGCCTTGGCAGCCTTGACAGCCTTGACCGGAGCAGGAGCGGGGGCCGGGGCCTTGAAGCCCAGCATTTCATCCAGCTGTTCTACAGTCAGGACTTCCCACTCAGCGACGGTCATCGCGATTTCCTGACGTTCGCCATTGGCGTTCTGATATGCGCGAGTGATCATAGATGCTCCTATGCGGCGTAGATTTTAATCATATCAAGGGTGATGCTGTAGGTGTCGCCAGAACTGGCCCCGATAGTGGTGAACATGATGTCGCCAGTCTTGCCGGCGCCAGCATTGTTCCGCAGGATCGCGCTGGTGCTGAAGTCAAAGGTATACATACCCGGGGAGACGATAAAGGCACTAACGTCGGTCGTTGCATCCCACAGGATGTTGACAGACATGCCATTGATCGAAGCGATAATGCGACGAATATCGACGCCTGTGCACTCCTTGCCAATGTAGTTTGCCTTCAGCGCCGAAACGTCGACCTTTAGAACGGCAGTTTCGCCGGTCCCATCGGACACGTTGTTAAACTTCATGACGGCTTGGCTGTCGCCGTCAAACAAAGTCTGCGAGTTAACTGCATCAGGCATTATTTCATCCCCTTAAGAGTCATGGCAAAGCGAGCGCGCTGACCCAGCTTACCGGGCGCTTTTGCGGCGGCTTCGAGCTTGCCTGCAGGGATCGGCTTGCCAGCCTTCGCCCCGAGTTGTTTGCGGAGGGCGCCGGGCTTTTTGATGGCTTCGGCGATGAAGTTCTTCTTACCACGCATGTCAGCAGTTCCACGCTTTGCGGGCGAGCCGCAGCCGAGAGTTAGGATCCTTAGCAGCCTTCGGAAACATCTTCATCTGGCCAGCAGAGCGGGCGCAGTAGCTATCACGACGCGAACCGCCTTCCGGTTGCGGACGCTTCAGATTACTCCCAGTGGCAGCATTGTAAGCCTTTCGGCCAGCCTCGTTGAGACCGCCCTTCGGGTTCTTATGCTTAGCCTTGAACTGAAAGTCTTTCTTAGCGCGCATTCCGGTCTCCATATAACTGGGGCGACCCGAAGGCCGCCCCAATCATTAGGCTTGAGCAACGCCGTAAATGCCGGCCTGCGTGTCGTCGTCGAAGACGAAGACCCAGAGCGTCAGGCGCTTCGTACCATCAGCAGCGTCAGCGGGAGCAAAAGTACCGCGAACGTCGCCGGTGGTGGTCGTTGCGGCGGTCGCATCGGCGGCAGCGAACGTGCCGGTCGTCACGAAAGCACCGTTCCACGCGGTCAGCACGTAGTTACGAGTGTTTGCACGGATCGGAAGACCGAAGATGTCACCGGTGCCCACGAAGAAATCGGTGGCAGCAGCCGAAGCCGCGATACGGGTGATCGTCCTGAAAGCCTTCTTACCGGCAACAGCGGTCGTGCCGTTCAGCGTGATCGCTTCCGACATCGGGATACCGTAGATGTCGGTGCCCGTGATGGTCAGCACAGCCGTAGCAGCGCCAGCAGCGTCGACAACGACGTTCCGGGGAACGTCGAGCGTGACGGTGCCCCCCGAAGCCAAGGCGCCGTTCAGCGTAGCGTTGCCAGCCGCAGCCAGCGTCTGCTGAGCGCAGATGCCGTCGGCGTCCAGCGTAGCCGGAACCACGTTGTACACGTTGATCGGCGACATCCGAACGCCGGGTTCGGTGGCGGTCCCGTTGTTAGCGAAGTTCCTGCCTTCCCGAACGCCGTCAGAGAAATGAGTCATGATGTTTCTCCATAGCTAAGGGTGGGGCCGAAGCCCCACCCCCGGGATTTAGGAAGCGCCCTGCGAACCCCAGCCTGCGCGGAAGTTCGAGCAGCCGAACGAGTAACGCTCAATGGCCTTCGCCTTGAGGTTGTCGGTGTCGAAGTCCGTGTAGACGTCGGTTTCCAGCTTTTCACGCTCGTAGTACTTGAAGCCATTCGGAGCGTCAGTCAGCAGGAACCAGCCGTTCGTGTCGGTCAGGAACATGTTAACGCGATGACCCTGCGGAACCGCAGAGTTGTTGTAAATCGCGTTAATATCATTGTTCGCCGTGTCGACGCGGAACTGAGACTGGAGCAGGCGGGTAGCCGTCCACTGCAGTTCAGCCGGAACGATCAGCTTCGTCGGCTTCGTCATGATGCGGAGGCCCGCAGCATCACGGAAGCGCTGAACGCCAACGATGGCGTCCTGAAGCGAGGTTTCGTTCAGGTCAGCTTGGATCGAGAAGGTGTTGGCGACAACACCGTTATCAATCGGGTGCTGAGTCGAGAACAGCGGCTGGCCATCACCAATCGGGAAGTTCGACGAGAAGCCGTTGTTCAGAACGGACGCGCCGAGAACTTCCTTGGTCTGTTCCATCGACTGGCGAAGAGCCTTCGCCTGCAGCGGGAACGACGACTGATACAGGTTATCCTTGATAGCCTGACGGGTGATGATGAAGCCGATGCTGGTGTAGCGGTTCACGTAGTTCGTGACGAACCGCTGACCCATTTCACCGTAGGCGGTTGAGGCGCCTTCAGCCTTGATCTGAGCCAGACCAAGCAGCTTGACTTCGACTTCGATTTCAACGGCCTTATCGGACGTGTGCTTCTCGAAGATCTCCGACCACTGACCCGGATACATCGGATAGTCGCCGAAAACGGCGGCCAAACCGGGCCGGAGCAGGTCGCGGATTGCGGTAGTGTTAATAGCCATTTTTCAAATCTCCCTGCTGGACCGATCAGAGGCCAGTCACCCCACCCTTGTACAGGTGGTTGTTGATGACAACGAGCCAGTTCGCGAAGGCCCCGATGGCGTTACCCGGAGTCGGGTCCAGCTGCAGGATCTTCAGGTTCAACGTCGAGGTGTCGGCTTCCGTCGCGTTGTTCAGCGAGACGGCAGACGTACCCGTGGCGGTGGAACCGGCGGTGTACAGGAAGTTCGCGTTCAGGCCGCGGTCGGCCAGAGCCAGCGGGGTGCCCGCAGTGCCAGTGCCGCTCGTTTCCTGAATGGTGAACACGGTGTTCGGATCGTCGATCACGAGAGCTTCAACGACCGAACCGGTGAGAACACCGGGGTTACCCGGCCAGTAGTTCTCGAAACGGACACGGCCAGTGCTGTCGGTGAACTTGACGCCCCAGAAAACGCCAACGGTCGTCGCGCCTGCAACGCCCACGCCAAGCGTGCCGTCGGTGAGAATGGTGACCGGGTCACCACGGAAGATCGCCGTCGCGTAAGCGTTAGCGATTTGATAAGGGTTGGTCGCGCCAGTCCAAGCAGAGCCATCCAGCTTCTTGACGGGGACGAGCCCCTGAGGCGCATTGGTACCGTAAGCCATACGGATTCTCCATGCTGAAGTTGAGGGTTGGTTTCTGCCGGTACGTAACGGCAATCGTTTTTTGCTACGATACGTGACGTAGCCTCGAAGTGAGCCTGCCATGCTCAGGGACCACGGTACGTGACGTGGCGTCGATGTAGATGTAAATTATGCTTAAATAGGACTGCTGTCAACAGCATACAAAAAGACCCCCGCCCAGTTTCCCGAGCGGGGGTAAGTTGCCACAGCGAAGGGAAATACACTGTGGACCGGAGGTTAGTCCTTAAACGAAGTGACGCGCTCGAACGCCACTCCGGTGCCCTTATCCTCAAAGCGCGGCAGGTTCGGGTCGTTCTGACCGGTCCATGCTACGTCCTGCAGGGTTTCGATGTTTTCCAGATCGCGCTCGCGATTGCGCTCCTCGACGTCACGGGTCGGGCATTCGCAGAGCATCAGACCACCGCGACGGATAACCATCACTTCGGTGCCCTCATAGCCCGGAAGCGGAGGCGGAACCATCTCCGGGTGACGGCCAGCGGGAACCGGCTGCCAGCCGCGGATCATGCGGTCGGTCATGTTATCGGGATCCGGCTCGTTCAGAGTCGACTCACGAACCCAAGCGTAGGTCATACCCGCCGGGATCTTATCCTTCGGGACATAGAGCTTAGATTGGAAGTGCGTCTCAGGGCGCTTACGCAGCCCGGCTTCGCGAGTTTCGGTGGCACGCGTGGTGCTAATGCGAGAAGAACGAGCCATTAGTTTGCTCCCTTGTTCGTTTTCATGATGTAAATTGCGTGGTATTTTTCGGCTTCCAAGTCAGTCATGCGACTGCCGTTTGGATTCCGATACGCGCCTGACTGCGCCATCTGGTGCGCCATGCGACGCTGATCAGCGCTCAGACGAATGCTCGTCGACTTCTTCGGAGGCTGCCCCGGAGCGGTGCGCTGGACGGGTGCAGCATTTGAATCACGGCTCATTGGCGGTGCCCTCTTAGTTGGAGTTGCTTGCGCTGCGAACGCGTCAGGAAACTCCCGGCGCATATGGCGGTCGATCTCCGTGAAGTAGTCGACGCTGCCAATCTCGTCATCGCGACCCTCAGCGCGGAAGCGGCGCTCTACGCGGCGTGCGTAGAGGGTGGCCTCTTCGTGCATCTCAGGATCGAAATCCTCGGACTTGGGCTGGAACCACGTATTCTTCTGGATCCAACCTGCCGTGCGAGGCTCAAGCGTAACCTGCTGCTGCTGCGAAGGCTGAGGCGCCGCTGGCTCAACAGGGCGAGACGCCTTGTTCTGCTGCTCGCGTTCCCAGTTCGTGACCGCTTCGAGGTCGTTCATCGTCTTGTTGAACTGATACTGAAGATCGTCGATCTTCTCGTTGTCCATCATAGAACGAGCTTCGGCGAGCTTCTGCTTCAGGTCCATCGCAGTGACGCTCAGGTTGTTCCTGTAGTGCGTCATCATCGCCTGCTCAGACTGCTCGCGAAGCTGAGCCTCCTTCTGCAGACGGGCCTCCAGTGCCTGAGCACGCTGCTCTGCCTCAGCCGCCTTACGGGCCAATTCAGAGATACGCTTCTCAGGCGAGCGGCGGCGCTTGGGGGCTTCTTCCTCTTCAGGCTCCTCCTGTTCGGCTACCTCTTCAGGCTCCTCAGGCTGCTCCTCTTCGGGCTCTTCCTGCTGCTCGTAGTCCTCAAGGCTCTCGCCAAGATCCTCTTCCGTAATCTCAATATCGACGTCCTCGGTG